TTATCGGTGCCAACTGTGGTGCCGGTGGTGTCTTTAATGGTTCCAGCCTTAATAGGACCAGAAAAAGTAGAAGTTCCCATGATGGTCTCCTGTCTTGGGTCAGTGTCAGCCTCGACATGAGGCTGTCAGGAGCCTTGATGGTAGCACAGATATTTTTTTTGTATCAAAAAAAAGGGGCCCGAAGGCCCCGATAGGAGTAATCCACGAAGGGGTGATTCAGGCCCCTTGTGACCCATAAATGCCTCTCCAGTCGGAGAAGCCAAATGAGTATCGCTCACGAGCCTTGTAACGGATGTTATCCGTTGAGAAATCAGGCTCCATTGAAGTTTCCATTGCAGTTCGCTGGAACATCTTCAGTCCTTCGCCCGCATCTGTGACCGAAGTCAACAGGAAGAAAGCGTCAGGGTCAGTCAAGTAGTGATTGACTGTGTAGCCCTGCGGCAGGACGCCAGTGTTGCGAATTGCGTTGATGTCGTTGTCTGCCGTGCCCGGTCTCAGGGTTGAGTTCAGGATGCGGTCAGCAACGAAAACCAACTGCGGCGGTACAACCAGCTTGGTCGCTTGAACCGAAATGGTCAGGCCACGATCATCAGTGAAAGTGCTGATATCGATCAGCGCGTCTTCCAATGAAGTCTCGTTAAGGTCTGCCATTGTGGTCGCGCGGTTAGCCAGCGTGCCACCACCCGCGAGAGGGTGTGCAGTAGAGATCAACGGTTGTCCATCACCACCAGCAAAGCTGGAGTTGAAGGCGTTATTAAGCACGTCAGCACCCTTTACTTCCTTGGTGTTCGCCATGGATCGCGCAAGCGCTTTCACATAACGTCGACCAAGAGAGTCGTACAGGTTGTCCTCGACAGCTTCAGCGGTGAGGCTGAAGGCCAAAGCAATGGTGTCGTGCGTATAGCGGGCGGTAAAGCCTTCGGATGCGGTGTCAAAAGAAACGCCAGCACCTTCAGTCTTAGTCGGCGCAGTGCCGAAGCCCGTGATCAAAACCTCTTCTTCAAAGGCGCGCTCGGAGTCTTCAATAGCGAAGATTTCCTCGTATTCCTTATCGTAAGAGTCATAACTCATACCAAACAGCGCATTGAGGCCGGGCTCAAGCTCTTTGGCGAGTTGTGCGCGTGAAATAGCCATCAGTCAGCCTCCTTATGCTAAGCCAGCGCTTTTAACACCTGCGATATGGTTCTGGATTACAACCATCACGTTGGTGTTAGCGCTTGCCACGTCGTCGTTGTCGGGGTCTTGGCTGATGTCAATGGCCTTGAGCGGCAACGTCGTGGTGGTGGCACCCGTCGTTACGTCAAGCTCCATGTTTGATCTGCCAGAGCTAGTATCACCCGTTGTGGCTTGGTCAACGATATCAAAGTTGCCGAAAAGATCGGCCACAGGGAAGGTATCGTCTGCCTGTATTTCGAAAACAACATTTGGATCATCGATGATGAACGCAATAATGTCGCTTGCGGCTACAGAGCCGGGGTAATAGTTCGAAAAAATCTGCTCACTGGTGGTCGGGTCCGTATACTGACAGCCGTTGAACACGCCAACGACAGGTACAGCGGAGGAGGCGGCCGCGCGCGATACAGTTCCGCCAGTCAGTTGCTTAACCAAGTCGCCTTGGAAAATTGCACCTGATTGGTTGTTGGCGATTCTATAACGCGACTGGCCTCCAGAATACGGAGCACCGCCCATCATTCGGGCAGGTTTAAGTCCAAAAGCGGCATCTTTATTTGCCATGCTTTAACTCTCCTATTGCTTGCCAAAGGTCACACGGCTTGAGCGGCTAGGATCATATTTAACATATCGAGAGTCAGCGGCGGCCTCATTAAACACGTTGTTATCCAATGCGTCCTTCGCCGTTTCTGTCTTTTGAGTGTAATAAGCATTACGCTCTTGGACAGTCTCCTCTGGAATCTTAGCCAACAAAAGCCCTTCGTTATACACGACGCCCTCATGCCTTCCGTTGTCCAAGGTGGGTAACTGCCACTCGGGAGGGAGGTCGGTGCCGCGCACCAATTCCCAACCTTCACGCAAACGACGCGAGACATTAGCTCGGTCTTCGTTGCCCATCATGCTCTCTCTGATCCACCTGTAAACGTAACCGGGTGGTGCAGGGGGAGTTTCTAACTTCCGCACTGGTCGCCATGGTTGTCGCCGAGCCTGATTAACGTGCGCTCCGCTTTCACGACTTTTGCGAGTGTTCTTTTGTTCTGTCATTACCTAGCTCCTCTCTGCTGGATTTTTTGCTTTTCACGAGCCACAGTCTTCAACCATTGGTCATCAGACATATTGTGCGGCTTGAGTCCGCGAATCCTTTCGAGTTCGCTATTCGAAAAACGAACACCGCTCTGCTTTCCTCGTGATTGTTGCCGACCACTAGGCGTGGCTGAAGCGACTCTTTGCACGGCGGGTCGCGATTCACTTTGTGCGGCGGCAGGGGCCTCTTGGCCTCCGCTTAGGTCAGGATACGCCCTTCGAATGCGAGAATCCAGTGCCTCATAATATTCATCACTGTCTGGCTCGTATCCCTCGTTTATGAGATTGAAGTGCGTAAAGTATGCAAACTGCGTGGCCTGCATATTGTCTTCATTTTCAGCATCGCCATACCATTTATTTCTTTCGTGCCAGCTTAAAGCCTGATCAGTTGGCTTGACTTCTTGCTGTGGTGCGGCCTGTTGATACTGCTGATACTGCTGATACTGTTGGTTTTGCTGAGATTGTTGCTCTTGCCTCAATCGCGCGGTCTTGATTTTTTCTTTCTTGATTGCTATCTCGTTTTTCAGCGTTGTGGCCTGAGACATCAAATCAGCGTCGCCGCTCTTTACCGCTTGACGATATATGTCATCGACCTGTGCCTCTTGGGCCTTTACCTTTTCCTCTTCGGCTTGCAAGGTTGTGGTCTGTTGTTGAGTCGACAACTGGCGATAGTGAGCAAGCTCTTGCTCTTTCTGCTGAGCAATCATAATAGCGGCTTGGGCGCGTTCTTCTGCTTCCTTTGCCTTCTGGTTTAGCTTATTAACTCTTCGAGAAACGCGCTTTGAGTATTCTGTAAGCTCATCTTCAGACTGAGCCTGCTGTTCAGGCTCGTCAGATATTTCAATTTGAACCTCTTCTTCGGGTTGCTGTACTTCAGCTTTCTCAATCATAGGATGCTCACTATATCTTCAGGGTTAAGGATTGTGCCGATCACTTCATCATCATTGATGATGCGTACCTCTGCGCCGTCTTCCAGTTTAAATCTAGCGCCTGAGTATCTTCCAATCAAAATCCACTGTTTTTCACGGCACCAAGGGGTGTCCCCATACTTTTCCGTGTCGTTATAGCAAAGCGGGCCCATTTTGACCACATACGCAACAACAGTGGCAAGCGCCTCGCGATCCATGGTGGCTTTCGTCAAATGAATGCCGCCCTTGGATTTTGCGACTCCTGACCAAGGCAGGACAAGCATCCGCCAGCCCGTGGGGTCTGGCATTCGCTCAATAGCGCTTTTTTCTAATAAATTAGGATCAAGTACAACTTGATCCGCCTGAACGTAGGCTTCTTCGGCTCCCATTACTTCTCCCTAAAGTAGTCTGAGATTTGTTGTTCGATTAAGGATAACGCGGTTAGCTCGCCTTGTACACTTTTGTAGTGTTCCATGCAACTAAGTCCACCGCCCATCAGCATATCTTCGATTAAAGACCTGCGTTCTTCGATGGTCCGTTTAATGCGACTAGCCAGATCAATGTCATCCATTAATCAATCTCATAAAAACCAAGGCCCTTGGTCGCCGCACCACCGCCTTTAATTTTCTTTTTTACCCGCTTCACAAGACCGCCTTGGCTATATTTTTTGGCGTTTTGCAACGCAATCGCGACTGCTTGATCTTGCGATTTGCCTGCTTTTTTCTCGCGGCGAATATTTTCGCTTATTACTTTTTGGCTTTTTCCTGCTTTCAAAGGCATAACCAACTCCTACTGTAATGGGCCGTATTTTGCGGCCAGTTCTGTCAACTTGAGATCAGCCTGCTGGGCCAATCTTTGAATTGCTAAATCCATTTTTTCAGAATTATTGCGCTCGGTTGCATCGATCCTTTGCTTTGCAAGCTCAGCTTCAAGTAGCTTTTCATTCGCTCTAGCAGTTTCGCGGATCTGGAATTGCTCTTGATCTTGCTCCATTTCTGCCTGACGTAGAGCCAACTCCTGCTCTCTAATTGCAACCAGCGGATCTTCAGGACTGCCCTGCCCAATGCTTAGCAGAAGCTCTTGGGTTAATTGAGCCAAAATAGGTGATGAAACTTGCTCGATAATGCCAGTCATCTCTTGTTGCATTGCCTGCACTTGATCTGGCGGGATTTGGCCTGTAGCCGCCGCCTGCTCTAGCTGGGCCATCTGTTGTTGCAGTTCTGGAGGTATCTGATCGGAAGCCATGGCCGTGGCCATAAACTGCAAGTGTTGCATCATGTGGGCGATAATTCCGCCCTGCAAAGTAGGCGTTGACTTGACAAGCTCTGTCAGGAAAAGACTTCTGTGAGCATCAATATGCGCTCGATGGTTCTGTTGCGGAAATGCTTGCGCGGGATTACCCATCATAAAGCCGCTATTTTCCAGCCCTGCATCTACAGGTTGTGGAACGGGCGGAGGCGCTGGTGGCTGTAACAACCCTTCGACATTATCGATGCCTAAAGCCGCATACATCCTTCGATAAGCCTCGTATACGCCAGTTGGGCCATGCACCTGCGGGTTGGATTGCACAAGCTGTAAAAGCTCTTGAGCCAAAGTAATTCTCTGGCTTTGGCTAAAAATATTCGGATCGCTGACAGGAATAATGTCGACGCGACTATCAAAATCCTCAACCTTTATCTCTGAAGGGCCAGAGCCGGTCATATAAGGGTATGCAGGGGGCAGATATTCGGCAAATACCCGTGCCAAAAGCTGAAATTCAACCCGCTGGCTGTAATGCAGGCGCTTGTGAATCGCCGACATGACTTTTGTGCCGCGCTCCAACAGCGCCACGGTAGTGCCCACAGGCATAGTTTGATTCATGTCGCCGACGTTCATGTCAGCAATCGACGCAAATCGCTTACCAGACTCCACCAGCAAGCCAAGGAGGCTCATCAGCACGTTGCTGGGCTCTTTAATTGGGAGGGGTATCAAATTCTCCCGCAAACTGCCGCCAGTGGTGTCAATATCACGGAACTCACCGGGCTGTAGGGGCTCGTCTTCGTCCCTAATCCGCATTCCACGGGCTTTAAATCCAGCAGGTAGGTTGGCCAAGGTGCCCGCATCGATAAGCTGTCTCAGAATTGACGTAGAGGCTTTGGCAAGCCCGCCAATCATGTGGCTTAGGCCCAGACCGTAAAATCCAAGGCCCGGCAAAAACTTGTACTGCACAAAATAGTTGATTTTTGCCTTTAGAGGATCGGATTCGAGGTAATTTCGTCTAATCGACAAAACTTTCTGACTGCGCTCGTCAATCGTAACGATATAGGGCAATTTGAGGCCCGTGGGCTCCCCATTTGCGCCCAAGTCCTCAAACCCGACGAGATCGAGCACCGTATGCACCTCATATACAAGATGATCGCGCTCATTCATGCCGTTGGGCCCTAATCCCTCGATCGAATCAATTTCCTCTTCGATTTCGTCGCGATTGGGAACGTAACTGCCGCTCTTAATATTTACATCTGCGTAAAACCCATTTAGCTGTTGTTTCCGAATCTCGTTGGGCGACATTCTTAGCACATGAGTGACCCGCTCCGCTGTTGTCAGGTCTGAAGACTCGTAGGGCACCACCAAGTCTTGTGGCTCAATGAACTTTGACATGGCCCTACTTACTGCCGTGTCGTAATACACCTTTTTGAATGCGGTGCCTGCGAGCGGCAGATAAAACAGCAACATATCTAGCTCGGGATCGAACTCCTGCATCACATTGAGGATGTAGAAATTCATAAACTCTTCGACACGAGAGGCTTGAGCCTCCGTTTCAGGAGTGCGCGCGCCAATTATTTCAGTTTTGACGGGGCCCTTTGCAGGCAACATTTCCTTGTAAGCCTGCGCTTGGAACTGAGTGACGGCTTCGGCAAGAATCGGGTGGATAACGCCAGATGAGCCCTGAAATGGCGAGCTTCTCATCTCGTCAAACTTCATGCCCAGATACTTCAGCCCGTCGACATAGGTCTTTTCCCAATCGGCGC